CCTAGACCTTCGCACCCAAATTTCGAGAGAAAATCAATGTGATACCTTTCTGTTTTTGGTTCTTTCGCAACTTGACCAAGTCCGTGGAAACCATGAAAGTCTCGGTCGGAGTATACTGTCCAAAACATTGACCAGAAAGCGGAGGTGAATTTGCTATTGATGCAAACAATAACATCATCACCAGCAACCCGAATCTGAAAGTATTTTGGATCAATACCTGCGAGCTGGAACACATATTTTGCATACATGATCACTCGCAAAGTATTGCCAAGAGTGGTCCGGACGGAATGACCCGAAAAGGTTGTTCCATTCAGACGCCCCTCAAACAGCACCTTCCTTTTGTACTTTGACTTTCCATAGCAGACGACAGGGACACACATTTGAGTGAGGCAATTCAGAACTTCACCCCATAGATAACCAGGAAAATCCAAAAACATCATGACACGATCAAAAATACCGTTTATAAAAACGGTATCTACAATGTCAATCAGCTCCGGTTTCTGCCTTGAATCATGAGAGGATCCATCCCAAGATAACCATTCAGTGTGTTCATGATTGTGATCTAATGTAACTAGTTCACGAGCTTGTTGCATCTCTTTTTCAAGAGCATCACAAGACAAACCAATTACAAATTCTGGAATAACACGACGAATGTTATTACAAACCACATCATTAAAATAAGCGCCAGCGATTTTACACGCAGGCACTGGGTTAAATAGATTCCTGACTTTTGGCGTTTTGAGATAAGCTATCTCATCCGTCTTCATCATGGCTTCAAATTTAACCTTTACTTTCCCAGTCGACACAATCTCATTCCATCCTTGCCAATAGATGGGTCTTTTTCGTGGTTCTGCACTTTCAATGTATTCGCTTATGGAATAATGCCTCATTTCCAAGGCACAGAAATCACTAGCCCACTTCTCTACAACAGGTCTCGAGAATTTCTCGAAATCAACTAAAGTTTTGTTACTTGGTTCTAACAGGCATCCCAAATGACGCTTGAAAAAACCAAAAACAGCATTTAGTTCACTATTGCCAGAAGCTTGAGGTTTGCAATCTGTCCACAAACTACTCCATCGAATGCCAGTGCGAATGTGGTCCCGATTATTCATCGGTTCCTCATTGGCATTACTGACTGCATCCATAAAAAAGGTCCCTTTCCAAAGTCTGGATAGAGTACTTACTTCATTGAGGTCCTCTGCCGATTTGTCATGATAATGCCTTTTCACTTCACCATTGGTTGTAAAACCGAAAACCATCTTTTTGGA